TACCGCACTGTAGTCGTTAAGAAAAAAGCACCTTCGGGTGCTTTTTTTATGCCTTTCATACCGTGACTTAGAGTCATAACCCCTTATATTTCAACAACCATAGACAACTGTAAGCCACGGTAAAACGTCGAACTGTGGACATTATGTGGACACGCTTTTTGCTTTACCCTTAAGCGGATTTAGCAAAACAGCATCATTCAGAAAGTCCGGCGAAAAGTGAGCATACGCCATAGTCTGAAGTATTTTTGTATGTCCGAGTATGCGCTGTAGGGTCACGATGTTGCCCCCATTCATCATGAAATGAGTCGCAAAGGTATGGCGCAAAACATGCGTTGACTGCCCTTTAGGTAAATCCGGCTTTACCTCTTTTAGCAACAACCTAAACTCTCCGTAATCTGCATCAGGAAACATCAGCCCGGATTTTCGGGTAAAAACTTCTTCAATGATTTCAGATGAAACAGGTACGGTGCGTTTTACAGATGTTTTAGTCTGAACGAAAGTTACTTTTCCATTCACCACGTGCTCAACCCTGAGCTTTTTCGCTTCCCCCCACCTGGCCCCGGTGCTTAGACATAACAACGCTAGCTTGTGGTTGTCGCCGGTTAAGGCATCAAGTAGGCGATCCATTTCTGGCTTGGAAAGAAAGCCCATAGCGGTCTGACTCTCCTTAACTTTCGTTATTCCCCTGATTGGGTTCTGACCATGATAAAGTCCAGAATTCGTCAAGAAAGTAAACATTCCAGATAAAACAGCAATGTTTCGGTTAAGCGTTGAAGCCTTATTCCCGGCCATCAATCTTTCAACACGATATTTTGCGATCATCTTGTTATCGATTTGGAAAACCGCAGGTGACCCCATGCAATCATCCATCCTCTTTAACTTCCCATGATAATCTACTCCATGCTCAACAGTTTTACCGTAATACTGCCACCACAGCTCAATTAACTCAGTTAGAGATCGCTTGTCTTTGGGTCTGGCAAGCCATTCTTTATCGTGGTAGTTCACCACAGTATATTTTTCGAAGGCTATAGCTTCATGTTTTTTATCAAACTTCCGCCGAATGCGTTTTCCGTTTCGTCCGGTCGGTCTTACGTCCACTTCATATCGACCATCTTCGAGCTTCTTAATCGCCATAGCGATGCCCTCCGATGAAATATGAATTTTGGTAACAAATAGTGAAAATATATTTCTTATAAATCGTTAACCAATCTTTTGGCCGGATTGGCCGGATGTTATTCCGTCTTGCCCACAGTGTGCGAGGGCCGGCGCAATTTGGCCGGCCTCTGGCGCTGTCTGCCCTGACATAAACCACAGTGTGTATTTTCTAAACTGCGGATGGCTAAGCAACCTCATCGTAACGTCTGTTGGGGGTGTAGATCTTCCAGTTTCATAGTAGGTTAAAGTTCCATAAGGAATGCCAACTAAATCAGATAGTTCCCTTCTATTTAGTCTCTCTGACTCCCGCATGACTACTAATTTGTCTCCAAGTGAGCTTGACACTTCGTTTAGATCTCCATAGTATTTTTCTAGATGTTGATTAATTGAGGTTGGATATCGACAAACAATCGCAAGCAATTATAAGCCATTGATTAGATCCAAATAGGAGATTAGCAGATGAGCAATAAGATCGTAAGTGTGTCTGATGCCATTCCTTATCCGGAATTTGCCCGCCTTATTGGGAAGACTCCTGAAGCTGTAAAAGGAATGATTGAAAAGAATAAGTTGCCCATTGTTGAAATGCGCAACCCTGAAAATCCTACCGCCCGTGCAGAGTCTTGGGTTTATCTTCCAGCCTGGAACACCGGATTAAAATTAGCTTTTGATAGCCGCCCGAAAGAAATCCGTGACGGCTGGCTAATGTGGCTAGGTCTGGGAGAACCATCAGCATGAAACAGCAATTATTTACTGCACCATTAAATGGACTCACTTCAGCACCGTTCTATATCGCCGCCAACTGTGTTTTGAACATTTACGACCTGCGTCAGGAGCATGGCAAAGGAGTTTGTGATCCAAATACTCCAGCTGAAATTGAGTGGGCCGCTGAACAGTTGAATTATCTCGCAGGTGTTGCAGCTTACACCGGTAGTAGGGAAGCAATTATCTTGAGGAACGCCGCAGATATCTGGAAGCGTTACGCAAGGAAACCTGATTTATTCCCCGTAGAAATTGAGGTCTGATAATGACTTTGACAACACAATCCCCATCACTATCTTCATTGTTGGTTAATCACCAGCGCCCCGCAAAATGGGCAAATAACGGTTTCTGGATGGAGTTACCCGCTGGCAGAAAATATATAGCCGATCCTAATGCTCCTCATTCCCAAGTCGTCGGTCAGGAAAGTCAGCGACCCCGATGGTTTGCCCGGTTGATGGGCATATTTTTTTGAAGGTGGCAGCTATGGAACAATTAAAAGAAATGTCGTTTAAGGATTTTGCTGTCGATTGGCGCATCAAGGCTAAAATTGCCAGTAATAATGCTGCACGCTTTTTTAATATGAATCCTCAACAAGATCGACATGGCGAGGAAGTTGGACGCGCAAACAGAGAGATGATTTTATTTCGCGCTAACAGGATTGCCATTCGGGAAGGAAAGGAGAAGCCTTTCCGTGAAAATGATGCTGATAAGAACTTTGTTGATTTTACCGAGGAACAAAGGATTTTTATTATCGACGCATTAAATGAAATCAGCCATTTTGGCAAAAACCTGCCGAGTTATATCCCTATAGCTGATTGTCGGATTAACATTTAAACCATAAAAATAATTTTCGGCGTTTTATTACGTCGGGTTTTACTCATTTAAAATTCAGGAACAGTCAATGATTAATTTTTCACTTAAATATTTTCTGAAGAGCTATCCACGCCGTACATTCGCTGTTGTGATTATCCTGTGCGGCAGTATTTGGTTAGCTGCCGCATTAGCAGCACTTGCTATCATCTGGGGTCTAGTATGAACAGCGTTGTGCGCTCACCTCTAAAATGGGTAGGCGGCAAAGCCAGCGTAATTGCCGAGTTACGCCGCCACTTGCCGGAGGGTAAGCGCCTGATCGAACCTTTTACGGGTTCTGCAACAGTGTTTTTAAATACTGATTATGACTCTTATGTGCTGGGTGATATTAATGGCGACCTGATCAATATGTTCAACATGATAAAGCGTAACCCAAGCCGATTTATTAGTTATGCGGCCAGCCTATTTAATAATGAAAATAACCCTATCTCTTATTATCAACTGCGTGATGAATTTAACAGATCAAGCAATCAGTTTTACCGTGCAGCAATATTCCTTTATTTGAACCGACACGGCTATAACGGTATGTGTCGTTATAACCAGTCGGGCGGATTTAATATCCCATTTGGGAAATATAAAAGCCCTTATTTTCCTGCTGCCGAGATCCGTACCTTTGCGGAAAAAGCAGATAAAGCCGTTTTCCTGTGCATGGATTTTAGCGAGTGCATAGAAATGGCGAATCCAGGCGATGTTATTTATTGCGACCCACCTTACATCCCTACTTCCAAAACTGCCGATTTCACGGCCTATCACACGGCGGGTTTTTCAATCGCCGACCAGCAACGCCTGGCTGATGCGCTGCGTGTTGCTTCTGCCCGTGGTTGTCATGTCGTGGCGTCAAATAGCGACTCACCAGAAGCCTTAAAGATTTATGACGGCTTCGAAATTAATCAAATCGACGCGCGCCGCTCCATCAGTTGCAAGTCTGATGGGCGTAATAAATCGCGTGAAATCATCGCAATAATGGGGGCACCGCTATGAATGTGAATCTCGCAACACTGGTTGCTAGTGAGATTTGTGATTTTTGTGCTGGCCTTGGGTGCATCGGGGAGCCTAAAGACCACGAGGCAATTCAGGCGGAACTGATGCGCCGCATATTACCTTTAGTTGGGTCCGTCGTAATTTTAGATGCGACTGAGCTTGTTGAAGGGCAAACAGTAGCGACAGATGCAGCCTGGTTGTATGGGGAGTTTGGCAACGAAGATGAGGCACAAGCATGGGAAGCCTTACTCTCAGGAGAGCTTTCTAAGCCGGAAGTAATTAACTGCTGGTCATGTGAAGAAATGCTGACTATCGGCGAACTATCTGAAAATGATGGATTTTGCTCTCACTGCAATAATGAAATTGAATTAAATGATGAATGATAATCGGGGGCGCAAAGCCCCCACGCCGCCGCCCCCATTCCGTGTAACTAAGCCTGCTGCACCTGAGTGGGCTTACTCATGGAATGCAGAACGCGAAGCAGTGCGCCCTGCTGAAATCCCAACCTATGCAGAAAAACATGCATCTGACCTTCAGATGTATGCGCAGCTTGCAGAAACTGCTCGCGCCTATGACATGCTCGACCAGCAGCCGGATTTTATTCAGCGCGTAGTCATGGGGACCATCACCAGCCTGGAACGCAGCAACGGCGCTAAACGGGCAAATATGTACTTAACGAAAAACTTCGTTGAGCGCATATTTCCACGTCTACACCTCGTTAATTCTCAATATCGCCTTGAAAAGCAGACCGCAGACAACATCAATTTTCACTGGATGTACAACAAGCTGCCAGATCTGAGTACGGAAAAAATTGACGCCTTGGCTGAGGATATTGCGCAGTTTATTGCTCTCGAATTGAGCAAGGTCAGTACTGAAGCCGAAGAGCACAATCTTTCTGATTTTAAAACCGCCGCCGCGATGCTCAAGCGCGCGAAGTCTATTGCCGGTGACGTTGGGCAACCCTTGCCTGTAAAGGGCAAAAAGAGGTTATCCCTTGATGATATGACGCCCATTATTGCTCGCCTGCTCTCCCCTGATTGGTGGAAAAGAAAGCTACGCCGTCAGGCCGCAATCTGGCGCGAACATCTGTATATCGCGTTTGGTCAGGTGAGCAAGAAAACCAGCCCATACGCCAGCCGCAAGACCATTCTTGAATGGCGTGAGCAAAAGCGCCGCACGCGTGAGTTTTTGAAATCAATGGAGCTGGAAGACGAGGAAGGTAACCGCATAAGCCTGATCGATAAATATGATGCCAGCGTATCAAATCCGGCGATCCGTCGCTGTGAGTTAATGACCCGCATTCGTGGCTTTGAAAATATCTGTGAAGAGCTGGGCTACGCCGGTGAGTTTTATACCATCACGGCTCCTTCCCGCTACCACGCCACCAATGTTCATGGGCACCGTAACCCGAAGTGGGACGGCACTAGCCCATCTGGAACACAAAAATATCTCTGCAATATATGGGCGAAGATACGCGCCAAGCTGGCCCGCAAAGAAATTAGTATTTTTGGCATACGTGTTGCGGAGCCGCACCAGGATGGGACACCCCACTGGCACATGCTGATGTTTATGAAACCTGAGCATGTCGACACTGTTCGACAAGTCATAGCTGATTACGCTATGGACGAAGACGCCTATGAATTACGAAATGACAGAGCACGCAAGGCACGTTTCCATGTTGAACCCATCGACCCAGACAAGGGCAGCGCCACGGGTTATATCGCAAAATACATTTCTAAGAACATCGACGGCTTCGCGTTGGACGATGAAACAGACGACGAGTCAGGAAAGCCACTGCGGGAAATGGCAGCATCCGTTTCTGCCTGGGCGGCACGCTGGCGTATTCGTCAGTTTCAGTTTATTGGGGGTGCGCCGGTCACGGTTTATCGCGAACTTCGCAAGCTGGAAGACAGTGAAACAGCGCTGGGCTTATCTGTCGAGTTTGCCACCGCGCATTTCGCTGCTTATTGGAGCGATTGGGCTGGTTACACCAACGCACAGGGCGGGCCGTTCGTGAAGCGCTCCGCACTGGCCGTCAAGAACTGGTATGAGTCCGGCGAAGAGCTATCAGCCTTCGGCGAGGAAGTGGTGAGAATTCGCGGCGTTTATGACACACAGGTCGGGAGCGACTGCCCGATCATCACCCGATTGGTTGAGTGGAAGATAGTGCCCAAGCGTGCCGTTGATTTGGCCGTTGATTTGAGCGGCGCGAACGCGACGCCTTGGAGTTCTGTCAATAACTGTACGGGACCGTTTGACAGGCCGCAGGATGATAGAATTGGAAGTGATTTTGAAATAACCGACCTTCAAAGTATGACCCCCAAAGAGCGGCGTAAGCTGCTAAGAACAGTCAGGGATGATGAGACGAAGAAAAAAGAGGAAAGACGCACCAGAGCGTGGCACAACCACTTCAGGCTAATTTTTAAACCGGAGGTTGTAGAGAAAATGCGTGAAGCTTCGAGGGTTGCATACGGGATTGAGTTAAGTCTCGGAGAAATAAAATATTTGATTGACGGCAGGGCTATGCACTGCGGCGATGAATCCTTTAGAGGATACGCCGACGGGGAAATTTATTCAGTTCCAGCCGTACCGGAGCCACTGAAACGATTTGAAAAATTAAGGCAAAAGTACGGACCGAAAGCTGAAACTGAGCAGCAGGAATTAGTCAGAAAGCACCTTGAGAAAATGTGAAGCTTATTAAGGTTAAAAATATGGCACCAAACATTTCTCATTACTTAGTTGACAAAACACAGAAATTGCACCAACATCTCGATTGACAAAATCAATTTTTTGCACCAAAACTTACTATTATATAGCCAATCGAGAGAGCTTATTATGCCGAATACGAGTTTACCTTGGGAGTTTCATCAGCAATTAAGCGCTGAGCGACTAGCAATTATTGCTGAGAATCTTTTAAAGGTTCTTGATGCCACCCACGAGCAACTTTCAACGCCGCTGGATGATAATTACACCCGTGGAACTTGTACTTTTGGCAGGCAGCGCCAATCTCTGATTCAACTTTGTATGGAAGGCGGCCAAGAGTGGTTAACTTTAGTTAATCCTGGAATGGATCTAACCTTCAGTATTGATACAATCCCTATCCGTTTTTTTGCAGATGACCCAGAACATCCTAGAAAACCAGGCTTTTTCAGACGAAATAGCGTGGACCAGTTGTGGGCACCTGAAGTCACAATCCCCACCCTTTGGCGATTTGTTGTTGAAAAGCCAGAGTTCGAAGGCGAAGGAGCTCAAATCCATCTAGTAGGCTACAACCCTATGGGAGAAGTCTTATCCAAGTGGACATATGGTGAGGATAAGATTGCCGTGCTGCATTCAGTAGACAATACCCCGCCAGCACCAGTGCACGTGGAATTGGATGAAATTAGCCCATCCGTGCCTGATAAAGCTAGCGATAAAAAACGCAATAACGAATAAAGGTGAAAAGTGTTCAACGGTTCTAATTTACGGTTGGCTCGTCTGTATCACGAGCTTTCACTTGAGCAGGTGGCTGAGCGTGTCAATAAAACTCGCCAGTACATACAGCGGCTGGAGACCGGCATTGCTGTACCCACTATTGAGCTTGCTAATGAATTGGCTACCGTTTTAAAAGTTGCCCCTGTGTTTTTTGACACGGATGAACAATCTCCTTTGAATGAGGAGATTGTTCACTTCCGTAAACGCAGTTCAACAAGAGTGGTAACTAAATTAGCAACTCTCGCAAAAGCGGAACTTTACAGACGCCTTATAGAAGTTTTCGAGCAGAATCTCAATCTCCCCCCGGTTAGATTCGAACAGATTGATGCACACACCCAGGATGAAATTGAGAAAGCTGCGGAGAAATGTAGGATTGATTGGGGCTTAGGACTTGGCCCAATAGATAATATGACTCGTGTTGCTGAGAAAATGGGCGCGTTCGTTACATCTTTCGATTCGGTTTGTGACGAAGTTGATGCTCTTTCTGTTCCTCTTGAAAGGCCTTTTATCGTCAGGAACACTGCCAAAAAATCTCCGTGTCGACAACGTTTTGACATCGCACATGAGGTTGGCCATCTTGTTCTTCATGGTGGAATATCAACTGGGGATCGGGCTACAGAATCAGAAGCCAACCGTTTTGCTTCTGCAATTTTATTACCTCGCAGCGCAATGGCTAAATATTTCCCTCGTCCTATTGGCGGGCGCATCGATTGGCAAGGATTAAGCGAATTTAAGCTAACTTGGAAAGTTAGCAAAGCAGCAATTATTTACCGTGCTCATCAATTATCGCTTCTCAGCGATGCACAGTACAAAACTGCTTTTTTTGGCCTTAAGAGGAAAGGCGAAGCAATTGAGGAAAAAGAAGACTATTTGATTGCTCATGAAAAACCAGAGTTATTTCACCGAGCAATGCGGGTTTTGTTAAAAGATCTAAATATGGATGCCGAAAGTCTGGCAAAACGGCTTAAAATATCGGTCCCTATGCTTTTAGAACTTGCCAATGATCCAGATCTCCATAATAGCAGTCTTGACTGTGCCTCAGGTAACGTAGTTTCCCTCCTCGCTTACCGTAACATGACAGCTTAGCTTTAAAAATTAGTCCCTGCTCCGGCAGGGTTTTTTTATCATATTGACTAGTTAAATATTCCAGTTTTGCCAACTTAAAATCGCTGCAAAAAAATGCATTGAAATGCACAGTTTAGATCCCACCTTCTGGAACCTTCCAGGCCACACGGGGCGCGGGATTGGCCGGACTGCAAAAGTGCAAAAAAAAGCACCATTTTTGTGCGCGGGCGAGGCGGGGGAGCAGTCGCGCGCTGAGAGGGGGTACATAGGGCATTCCTCCAAAATCGTTTTTTTGGCCGAAAATCGGCTCAATTTGAGGTTTTGAGCGGTGCGCCCATGCCTTGCGTAGGAAATGAGAAAGCCCCGCAGCATGGCGCTGAGGGGCTTGTAGAAGGGGTGAGGTTCGGGTTATTGAAGGCGGATCAGTTGCTGTTTTCTGCCAAGGCGTAAGGGGTAAAGCTGAACACCTCAACGCCCATCCAGTCATTCAGGTCCTTCAGCACTTCCTGAATGGGGTACAGTTCATTGATAGCAAACACCTTGGCCGCCTTTTCAATATCACCTAGCCCCCCGGCGTTGTTGGGTATCACACCCATGAGCTGCGGAGGGACACGATGCACGGCCAGCATATCGTCACGGGTCGCATCCTTAATCCCGGTAAATTCATCCTTTGCGGCTATCTGGCTAAATGGCATGATCTGCAAGCCGTCTTTCTTGCCCCCTGCGGCATAGACAAAAAGATTTTTAAACGCTCCGCCTCCCCTCGCATCTTTCAGTGAGCGCTTAAGTTTCTCGACGTCACTACTGTTGGCGACGGGGTCAGTGAGGTAAACAATCACCCCGGCATGACTGCCGTTGATGTAATAATTTCGGCGAAACAGCGTGGCCTCACCGTTTAGTAAAATGGACTGCATGGCGGACATATATTCCGGTGTGCCGTAAATCTCCTGATGAATGCTGGGGCTGCGCAGGTGGTAAACCTTGCCGGGCGGAAATGCGTAGTCTTCGTTGTAGTAGGTCACGAACCAGTACTGATCCAGGTCCTCGCCGCGCCGCGTGTACTTCGCCAGGGTATGCTTCAGCTTCAACGGCTCGCCTAGCCGGTTTTCCCTGAGTTCAAGATATGCATTCCCGAACACCAGATAATCCATGATGAACGCGCTGGCGTCTTGCCTGGACAACAGCGGATGCGGTTTGTAGCAGGACATAATCACATTACGCTTAAAAATCAGCGGCGACTGATGATGCACGGCCCCTTCCAGCATACGCGCTAGGCCATAAGGGCTAATCGGCGGCTCATACCAGCGCCCATTTTTAGCGCACTCCATGCAGTCCTGCAGATCACGTTGGTCCATGATGGGGGTAGAGTCACCGAAGCTAAAAGACTGGATTTCATCAATCGGTTGCTGCACTGAGTCGCCGGATTGCAGGGTATCACCTGCGGCATTGAGACTGACTTTATGGGTGGTTTTACGGCGGCGGCTCATTATTAAAACTCCTCAACGAAACTTTCAGTACCACTACCGGCATCATTGCCGAGTGGCTCATTTTGCAGGGCATGCATGGTTGCCCATGCCAGGTCACCGTGGCTGCTGCCGCGCTTACGGTCAGAGGCATAGGAGGTCTGGCCGCCCTGCGTGATAAATTTTCTGATGGTCATGAAGCTGGTCACGACATCCATCATCCCCGCGTCATATTCAAAGCGTCCGGCGCGAATAACCATTTGTGCTTTCAGTACCAACTGGCGTTTAACGGCCGGGGTATAGGTATGCTTTTGTGCCGCCGGGAAAAATTTCACGACCAGCTGATACACCGCCTCGCCAATGCCGGTCCCGTCTATATCGATATGCTGGACGTCATAAATATGGGTCAGCTGTTTGATGAAGTTCGCCTGCTCTTCAAACTCCATACCGCGCAGCTGATGGCGTTCAATCACGCGGAACTTGCCACCGGGCACCATGGGCGGAGCCAGGACGACGAGACCGGCACTGTCCCCCTTGTCGCTGTTACCGTTAGGGTCGTAACCTATCCATACCTTGCGATTGCCCAGCGGGCGCGGGGCGTAAGGGTTCCAGTCCGGCCAGATGCCGCTGTAACCGTCCACGCCGCAGCCTATCAGCGCGTTATAGTTAAATGCCCTTTCCCCCTGCTTCACGAAGATGCAGCGATAGAGGTTATCGAATTCATCCGGACTGTTTTCGTTCTGGATCTCTTCCAGGTCAATCAGCGTGAAACCCTGATCGATAACGTCATGCACCGTCACAATTTGACGCCAGATATTGTCCCCGCACAGCTTCCCGTCCTTCAGTGCCTTATGACTAAGGTCTAATTCCGCCCTGTCTTTCTTGCCTCGACCGCTGTTGAACAGGTTACCAGACCAGAATTCATAGGCTTCATGCTCTTCGCTGGACGGCGTTGAGAAATAGGTACGCCGCAAGCCGACGTGCGTCGCCATGCCTGCCGCCACTTTTCGCAAATTCAGGAAGTTAGCGACCCAGAACGCCTCATCAAAATAGAGGTCACCGGTATAGGATTGCGCGCTGGCCGCCGAGGTGCCGAGAAAATACAGCGTCGCCCCGTTGGATAAAATAATTTCATCCCCGCCTTTCAGCTCCACGCCAATGCTACGCGCCAGAAAAATAATGAATTTCTTGAACTGGAACGCCTGGGCACGGGAGGCCGACAGGAAAATCTGGTTCGTGCCGGTTTCCAGCGCCCTGAGCAGCGCCTCGCGTGCAAAGTACCAACTGGCCCCAATCTGGCGCGATTTCAGAATGAAGCGGTTGCGCAGATTCCTTTGCTTATACCAGCGCTTTTGATGTTCATAGAGCGACTCCATCACCAGGGCGCGCAGCTCGGCAACCTGCTCCGCGCTGAAGTGGTTTTTAGGTGCCTTCTCCTTTTTCTCCAGCTGCTTTTCTTTGCGCTCATCGCGCGACAGCCGGGCCATTTGTCGCCCGAGTAAATCAATCGTCTTGTAGTCCTGGGCGCTTAAGTCCTCCTTTTCAATCAGCCGCAGATAGCGAACCTCGGTTCGCTCCACCGCACGTTCAATGAACGTGGCTGCGTCCCAGGCGTCGCGCCGACGCCAGGAATAAATCGTGTTGGCACTCACCCTAAGCCGCTGTGCGATTTGGGGGATGCTGTAAGCCTGCCAGTAAAGGCTTTTGGCTTCGATGCGGGGATCGGTCGTGGTTTTCATGGGTACAGGCTATCGCGTGCGCGGGGGCAGGAATATCACCGGAGATTGTCGCTGACCTCTGACAATTCCTATGTGTGGCATGCATTTGCCGGGCGATTGAATATAGGGGCACAGGGTGAAACCACCACTAATTAACCGGAGTTTGAACGATGCCAAAGTCTAAGTTTTTCCGCGTGGCCGTAGAGGGTGCGACCTGCGACGGACGCACGCTGGAACGCCAGCACATTCAACAAATGGGTGATAGCTATAACCCGCAGGTTTATGGCGCGCGCTGCAATCTGGAACACCTGAGAAGCCTTTTCCCGGATAGCGTGTTTCGTATGTATGGCGATGTGCTGGCGCTGAAGGCTGAGGAAATCAGTGACGGCCCACTGAAAGGCAAGCTGGGCTTGTATGCGCAAATTGACGCCACCGACGAGCTGGTTGGGTTGAACAAGTCCCGCCAGAAGATTTACAGCAGCATCGAAGTGAGTCCGAAGTTTGCCGATACCGGCGTTGCTTATCTGGTGGGGCTGGCATTTACGGATTCACCGGCAAGCCTCGGTACCGAAATGCTCCAGTTCTGCGCCAGCAGCCCGGTTAACCCGCTGGCGGGCCGTAAAACTGATCCCTCCTGTTTCTTCACCGTCGCCGCAGAAGTGGCTCTGGAATTCGAAGACGATGCGCCAGAAGCCAACCGCGGAAAAGGTTTTTTCAACAGCATCAAAGAGCTGCTTAACAAAGGGCAGCGTCAGTTCTCAGCTGAAGCCTCTGAGATCCGCGAAGCGGTCGAAGTGGTGGCACAGTCGCAGGCAGATACGCTGGACCGCCTTGATACCTTCAGTCAGCAATTAGACAAGTTTGCCGACGCTGAGGCACTGAAAAGCCTTAAAGGTGACCTGGCCGACTTGAAGGCAAAGCTGGAGAAACAGGACAGCAATTTTAACCAGCGTCCACCATCACACGGCAGTGCCAACGGTGCCGATCAGACCCTTCTGGCTGACTGCTAAGACCGCAAGCCATTAACCGAATTTGAGCGTAAGGAAAGATATCATGAAGAACGAAACCCGCCTGAAATGGGACCAGTACAACCAACGCCAGGCGCAGCTTAACGGCGTATCCGCGCAGCACGTGGATAAACACTTTGCTATCGCGCCGAGCATTTCGCAAACGCTGGAAGACAAGGTGCAGCTGTCTAGCGAGTTTTTGCAAAAGGTCAACGTGGTCGGCGTGCCTGAGCAGGAAGGTCAGAAGCTGGGCCTCGGTATCAGCGGGCCGGTTGCCAGTGCAAATTCCGGCAACACCGACCGCCGTGAACCGCGCTCCATTCTTACCCTGGACGATGACAAATACCGCTGCGAACAGACCAACTACGACACCTATATTCCGTATTCGCAGTTGGATATGTGGGCGAAGTTCCCGGACTTTCAGCAGCGTATTACTAACCAGATCATTAAACGCCGCGCGCTTGACCGCATCATGATTGGCTTTAACGGCACCCGCCGTGCCGATAAGTCGGATTTAAACGCCAACCCGTTGTTGCAAGACGTCAATATCGGCTGGCTGCAAAAGTACCGCACCAACGCCGCCGCGCGGGTCATGAAAAACGTGACGCTAACCAGTCGAGACGAATCCAACAAAATCCTTGCCAAGGGCATGTACAGCAGTCTGGACGCGTTGGCCTATGACGCAACCAGCTCGCTGCTGGATGAATGGTACAAGTCCTCGCCAGATTTGGTGGTGGTCTGTGGCCGTAATATCGTCACCTCCCGCGAGTTCCCGCTGATTAACGGTATCAGCGAGAACAACCCGAACAGCGAAGCGCTGGCCGGTCAGCTGATTTTGTCCCGCAAACAGATTGGCAATATGCCGACGTTTGTCGCGCCGTTCTTCCCGGACCACGCGATGTTCATCACCTCGCTCTCTAACCTGTCGATTTACTGGCAGGAAGAAAAACAGCGCCGGATGCTCAAGGAGGAGCCGGAATACAACCGCGTCGCGACTTACGAGTCGTCCAATGATGCGTTTGTCATCGAAGATTACGGCTTCGGCTGCCTGATTGAGAACATCACCTGGGCAGACGCTGCCGCCGGTGGCGCATAAGTCTTAACACCATGCCGGGGAATGCTCCCCGGCCTTCGGGGGAAACATCATGCTGACACCGGCAAGAAAGCATTTCGAGAACGTCATGGCGCAAAACCGTGGCAACGGGGCCAGCACGCTGGCTGACCAGACGGCCTATGAGCAAATCCTGCACCGGCTGCGCATCGACCAGAGCCGCCTGAAGGGCATTCAGGCAAACAGGGCCAAGGCCGAAGAAAAGCAAAAATTGCTGCCTGACTATCAGGGCTGGGTAGACGGCACGCTTGCCGCCGACAGCGGCCAGGCAGACGACGTGCTGACCCGCGTCATGCTCTGGCACATTGACGCCGGAAACATTGCCGAAGCCTTGCGCATCGGGGAATACGTCATTCGTCACAAGCTGGCAATGCCTGACAAATTCAACCGCACCGCCGCCGTGACGCTGATGGACGAAATTTGTGACCCCGTGCTCGCCGCCTTTAAGGCCGCGCCCAACGTGGCGACAGTGAATGTGGATTTACTGAAGGCGCTCGACGGTCTGACGGCCAATGAAGATGCCCCGGAAGCGGTGCGCGCCAAGCTGTGGAAAGCCATCGGTTACACGCTGCGCACGGTAGAAGCCACCCAGCCAGAAGCCCTGGAATATCTGCAAAAAGCCATTGCAGAATTCAGCGACATTGGCGTCAAGCGCGACATTGAGCTGCTTACGCGACTGCTGAAAAAGGCCGAGACAGAAACCCCGCTAACGGATGAATCGGAGATTAAACCCGAGGAAAAACCGGAGCCGGAGCCTAAGGCAGTACCTGCAAAAGCGAAGCGCCAGGCAACAGCAAAAAAGAACGCCACGGCGAAATCTAAAAAGCCAGCAGCCAGGAAAACGGTAACCGCTGCTGAGTAAAAGAATGTGCCCCCGCGCACCAGGGCGGCACGGCGGAAGTTCTCAACCTCGTTGTATGACTTCATGCCGTCCACCGCCCGACCTGTTGAGAGCGAACGATGAGCCTGGTAGCCAAAGCAGCAATTAACCCCCTCGAAGGGAACGCCGATGACATCAACGACGGCGGCGCAAAAGTCACCAGCGGCCCCTTTTGGCCGGAAATACGCCTGGCTGACCTGCGTCTCAGGATGCGGCTTAACGGCCTGGTCACGACTGACCGGCTCAATGAGTCGGCCACCGAGGCGGTGGTTTACGTAAACAAGCAGCTGGCTGACTGGAAATTCAACCAGGCAGGCTACGCCGCCCTTGAAGACGTGCCCGCAGAGGTGATTAACGACACAACGGTATTGGTTTTTCGCTATCGACGCGCCGTGTATTCCATCGCCAAGGCGCTGTTAACCGAAGGCTATCGGGATTTTGACACCACGGCACAGGGTGAAAAGCATGCCCAGGCGCTGACCTCGCAGATTGACACGCTATGGCGAGACGGTAACTGGGCAATACGCGATATCCAGAACCTCAGTCGCGGACTGGCGGAGCTGGTCTGATGGACGTTATGGCCTTGCAGGGGGATACGCTGGACCTTGTGTGTTATCGCTATTACGGCAAAACGGCGGGCGTGACAGAGGCCGTGCTGAGTGCCAATCCGGGGCTTTGCGAAGGCGGCCCGTTACTTACGGCCGGTCAGGTTATCACCCTGCCTGAGCTTGCCGCCGACACGGAAAACAAAGCGGAGATAGTACAGCTATGGGATTAAGCATGGAGCGCCTGACGGCCTTTCTGTCTTACCTGCCTTCGGCGTTTCTGACCACGATTGGGATCGTGTCACTGGCGCAGTGGTCAATGCTGGCGGGGATTGTTTTAGGCGTGCTGACTTACCGCCTTAACAAAAGCCATAAGCGGCGGGTCGAGAAGGAAGAAGAAAAACGCACGGCCATTCTTGAAGATCTGGCAGCCAGGGCGACGCAGCACAACATGAATGACGTGGTGTGCACCCTGCAGGATATGGCACGTACTGAAAAGAGGCGGTCAACGCCATGAGCATAAAGAAAAAAGCAGTAACCTGCCTCGTGACGGCGATCATCGCGATTGTAGGCGTGAAGTACGCCGGAGAGGTGCGCACCAGCGCACAGGGTCTGGCCCTGATTGGCGATGCGGAAGGCTGTCGGCGCGACCCTTACCTTTGCCCGGCCAACGTACTGACGGCGGGGATTGGCTCAACGTCCGGCATCAATATTTCGCACCTTTACAGTGATGCGGAAATCGCCGCGATGTGGGTGGAAGACCTGCAACGCGCCGAGCGCTGCATCAATAAAAATTTCCATGGCGACGAGATGAACCAGAACCAGTTCGACGCCATGGCGTCAGCAGCATTCAACATGGGGTGTCTTGGGCTGATGTGGTTTACCGACAGTCGGGGCGTGCGCCAGCGCACCACAATTTGGAAGCATGCACAGGCCCGCAGCTGGGCTGCCATGTGCAACCGCCTGCCCGATTTTGTGAACGGCGGTGGAAGAAAACTCCCAGGGCTGGTTAAGCGCCGCGAAGCCGAACGCGTGATGTGCCTGGAGCCGGTGACATGATGTCGGTCAGGCTGCCGCCGCTGCTGCTGATGTCAGTTATCGCCGTGCTGGCCGTGGTGACCAGCGGGTTTCTGTGGCATCGCGCGGCTGACGCAAACGAGGCGCTCAGGCAGGCGAATGCGCGGGCTGACAGTACCGAGGCCATGATTAAAAACGTGCAGTACACGCTGAAAATATTCAACGACATAACGCAAGGCCGAGCCGATGAAAAAGAACGTGACAGGCAGGAAGGTGAAACGCGCCGCACCGCGCTGCGCAATGATTTGCAGGGTGACCGCTGCGCTGTCGTGTTTGTGCCTGCTGCTGCTGAACGTCGCCTGCTCGACCGTGCAGCGCGTGACCGTGCCCGCGCCGTGCCTGGCACTACCGGCGGAAATCCTGCAACCCACACCGGTGCCCTACCCGCCGTTAAGCGGTGAGCATCTGACCTACGGCGAAACAGTGATATGGGCCGATGCGTTGCTTGACGCGCTGGACAGTGCAAACAAAGACAAGGCCGCCGTCCTCACTATCGAAAAACGGCGAACCCAAACGGGAGGGGCACATGTTAAAGGCTGAATTACTGCGCGCGCAAATCGTCGCCCACAATCAATTTTTCCGTGAAAACCCTGACCAATTAGAGGTCTACGTAAAAAAGGCGCAGGTGATTTCCACCGGCAGGCCGTCGCCGTCGTTCACCTACGTGTATGACCTCAACGTGTTGGCGATGGATTACCCCGGCAATATTGATGACCTCACCCTCCCGATACTCACCTGGGCGTATGTCCATCAGCCGGAGCTGCTGTTTAACCCGGCAAAACGTGAAGACGGGATTGGCTTCGAGGCGGAGATCCTGAATAACGATACCGCCGATATCTTGTATGTCATCAAGGCCAGCGAATTGGTCATCGTGACTAAAGACCCTGACGGCAAGGTGACGGTCACGCACCGCGACCAGCCGAGGCATTTTGAAGACGAGCCAGGCAATCAGTGGTCGGAAATATTGGTCAAGGCCGCTGACGGCGATGAAATAACGCTGCCGGAGGGTCCGTAATGTCTGAGACTCCCTTGTTTCATGAGCTTGATGCCCTTTTGCATGACGTTGTGGGGGTGGCAAAACCGACTACGCGCCGCGCCATGGCCCGGCGTATCGCGGGTGACCTTCGCCGCAGCCAGCAAAAGCGCATCGGCCAGCAGAAAAACCCCGACGGCACGGCCTTTGAAGCCCGTAAAAAAAAGACGCTGGGCACCCAGGGCGGGGTCAGCTTTATACGTGATGGTGAAGTCAGGCGCTTAAGGAACTGGCGTCACAGCAAGGGGCGCTACGGGGACAGAATGATCACCGGCTTTGATGAAGAAAAAGGCGGCATTCGATCCTTTCTGCGCGCGGACATTGAGCGCTATCTGAGTATTGATTTAGCCAGGAAAACAACAGCAAAAACGTCAAAGAATCCGATGTTTCGCAAGCTGCGCGCCGCGCGATTCCTGCGGGCAGACGCTTACCCGGAGGCGGTCGTGGTGGGCTTTAAAGGGAGTGCGGCCAAGATTGCCCGCGTTCACCAGTATGGTCTGACTGACCAGGTCGCTCACCGTGCGAGCGCCAAGTATCCCGCGAGGAAGTTGCTGGGCCTGACGGAGAAAGACATTGACGCCATCGCTGACGCCGTATTCAGCGCGCTAGAGGGAGCAGGACAATGACCATCGCCGAGCTGTACAGATTACTGATGAACCTGATCCGCGTTGGCACGGTCAGCGAGGTTGACCCGGTGAACTACGTGGCACGGGTCAAAACCGGCGCAAATGAAACCGACTGGATACGCTGGGGCGCGCAGCGAGCCGGGGACGGCGTGACGTGGTGGGCACCTTCGGTGGGCGAACAGGTTGTGATCCTTTCGCCTGGCGGGGAGCTGGAAAACGCGTTTATTGCGTTCAGCCTGTACGCCAGCGATGCCCCCCCGCCTGATCCGGGCCTGACGTCACGCGTCACCACATACCCGGACGGTGCCAGGGAAAGCTATGACCCGGCCAGCGGCATGCGCCGGTGCGAAGGCATTAAAGGTGCGCTGCTGTCGGCCAGCGGCACGCTCACCCTTGAACTGGCGCGCCTGATCATCAATGCCGAGGTGGTGATTAATGGCGAGGTTATCCAGGGCGGCGGCGCGATGAGTTCCAACGGCATCATTGTCGATGCGCATGGGCATAAAGGAGTCAAAAAAGGCGATGACATTTCTGAGGGGCCGGTATGAGCAGTAACTGGAAAGGTATGAACAGCACAACCGGCAAAGCTTGCGAGGATGAAGCGCATCTGCGGCAGTCAATTGCCGACATTCTCATGACGCCCCTGGGAAGCCGTGTTATGCGCAGGGAATACGGCTCTGCTGTACCGTCACTGATTGACGAGCCAGACAACGACGTCACGCGCCTGCGGTTGATAGCTGCCGCCGTGATCGCTCTTTGGCGCTGGGAACCGCGGATAACGCCCTCGTCCGTGACTTTTGCACACAGTGAACAAGGTGCACTCACCATGCAAATAACATCGCAGCGCAGTGATTCGTTAAGCGCTGTTACAACCGATATCACGCTAACGGGAGGCGTATGAGCGCAGTGATTGATTTATCCCAGCTACCTGCGCCTGAAGTCGTGGAAACGTTGGACTATGAAACCCTTTTAGCTGCCAGCAAAGCCCGGTTGGTTGCGCTCTATCCGGCAGACGAGCAGGCGGCCATTGCGCGCACGCTTACCCTGGAATCAGAGCCGATTGTCAAAATATTGGAAGAAAACACCTACCGCGAAATGCTGTTGCGCCAGCGCGTAAATGAAGCCGCCAAGGCGGTTATGGTGGCTTACGCGATGAATACAGACCTCGACCAGCTGGCCGCCAACAATGACGTGCAGCGCCTGGTTATTACGCCTGCCGATGCAGAGGCTGTGCCGCCGGTCGCGGCCGTGATGGAGGCTGACGCTGATTTGCGCCAACGCATCCCCGCCGCCTTTGAGGGCATGAGCGTGGCGGGGCCGTCCGGCGCTTATGAATATCACGCGGCCAGCGCCAGCGGGCTGGTTGCCGATGCCTCCGCGACCAGTCCGGCACCGGCTGAAGTGGTAGTGACCATTTTGTCACGCGACGGCGACGGCACGGCCTCGGCTGAATTACTGGCGACGGTAAGCACGGCGCTCGACGACGAAGCCGTGCGCCCGGTGGGCGACAGGGTCACGGTGCGGTCGGCGGAAATTGTGAACTACGAAATTGAGGCAACGGTATTTGTTTACCCAGGTCCCGCGATTGAGCCGATTTTAGCGGACGCGAAGGCGCGGCTGGTTGCCTATATCAACGAACAGCGCCGCCTCGGGCGCGACATTCGTCACTCGGCCATTTACGCCGCCCTGACCACGCAGGGGGTGCAGCACGTCGAGCTGACTTCTCCGCCTGCTGACGTGGTGCTGAATAAGACGCAGGCCGCCAACTGCACGGCCTACACCATTACGTCGGGCGGCTCAGATGAATGATTTGCTGCCCTCCGGCTCCACGCCGCTTGAGCGCCACGCGGCCGAGGCCTGCGCAGGCGTCAGCACGTTGGCCGTGCCGCTGCGCGACCTGTGGAACCCGGACACCTGCCCAGTGAATTTCCTGCCCTATCTGGCCTGGGCTTTTTCCGTTGACCGCTGGGACGAGAAGTGGACGGCGGCAGAGAAACGCCAGGCCGTGAAAGAGGCGTTCTACATTCACCGTCGCAAAGGCACGGTAGCGGCCATCCGGCGCGTTATCGAAAACCTCGGTTACGGCATGACGTTAACGGAGTGGTGGCAGGTCGCCGACCCCGCAGGCACGTTTCGCCTGACGATTGACGTCAACGAGATAGGCATTACTCCTGCAATGGTGAATGAGCTTGAGCGGCTGATAGGGGATGCACGGCCAGTCAGTCGCCCTATCTCACAGCTTGCCCTGTCGGTGAAAGTCGCGGGCGTCGTCAGCGTCGGTACCGCCCTGTATGACGGCGACATTCTCACGGTTTACCCGCTGGACTATCAGCCTGAGGACAGTATTTTTTATGACGGCATCGCCCATCACGACGGCAATGTTATGTATTCGGAGAAAGCAGAATGACAACTATCACAGAGGTGCCGTCGTGGGATGAAAGTATTCATCAAATCCAGCGCGGCGAACGCGTAGAGGGTGGCCGCGACGGTGTCGCCAATATCCAGGCCTCGCAGCTGGCTAACCGTACGCGCTATTTAAAGCAGGCTTTACAGACTATCCCGGATTATCGGGAGTTTACCTTTTACACCACGGCTTCAGACCCTGACGGCACGATTGCCGGGCTGGCTGCCACACGCTCGGGCCAAACGTTCAGAGTGGGCCAGGGCGTCAATGCGGACATCGGTTTTACGTATTACTCCAACATTGAGGGGACCGCCTTCGCTATCGCCTCTTTCGCCGGTAAGGCGGCCTATGACCGGCAAATACAGCAGGAGGACAGAGACTGGCGCACCCAAATGCAGTTGCAGCAGCGCGCCGCCGCCGACCAGCGCCAGCAGGAGAGCACCGAGTTTAATGCCTGGTACACCACCTGCCAGAGCGTGGCGAATACCTTCGTGAATGCCCAGGAAGCGCGCCTTGATACGTTAATTCTGAATGCCGAGGACGTGCCGCTGGGTGATTACACCACGGGGCCGCTGACCCTTAAGGCCGCGAATAACACCATTACGCATGGCGGCTACACCTACAAGCCCAAAGCCAGCACGGCGCTGCCTTTTACCACCACGGGCAATACGGAAAACACGTGGGCGCAGGACGCCAGCAAGTTCCGCCTGATGAGCGATGCCACCTTGCGCCAGGCGCTGGGTACAACGTCGGGCGCGACGAACATCGGCCTGCATCACGGCACGCTTAACGATGTGATTGGGGATGTGGTCTCGGTCGAGCAGTTTGCCGTCGCCGGAGAAACCACCTGGGAAGGGGCCATTCAGCGCGCCTTTGATTGGGCGGTCGCGCACGGCAAAAGCCGCATTTGGGGACCGGCCGTGTACGACGTCAAATCGACCATTTTCTGGCGCCATTCCGGCGCGAGCAAAATCCGTCTGGAGCTGGGCGGACTGCGGGCAACCGATGACTGGCCGAAAAATACCAACCTCTGGGACGCGACGCCGTTTTTCAAGATTGGCGACAATAACGGCAACATCACTAACTTCGAGCTGGTCGTGGGCGTCGTGGATGGCAACGACCGCGCCGACGTTATTCAAACCACAGGCTACGGTTTTTCGCTGGCGCTGCTCGACATCGGCTATGCGCACAACAATATTTCGGTTATCCATCTTGGCGGCCAGAATTTTAACACCGGCTCGGTGGATGCCATCGGCAAAAACTGGTCAGGAAACTGGCTCGGCGCACTGATTCAGAACGGCCAGAATGCGTCCAATGCCATCGCCGAAGGATGGCGCATTAACGTCATGTTCAATGCGGCAAACAAGGTGGGCGGCGTCTGGTTCCGACGCACGGGGCAATATGGCCGCGTGCTTGGCAGCATGGACTACAACGGCACGTCACTCTCTGTCGTCAAGCTCTCCGCCGTCACGGGCCTTGATGATACCGGCAACACGCGCGGGCTGCGCTGCACGAACGGCAGCGCCTCCGCCGAGTTCCTTTTCTATTACATGTATCACGGGTCGCTGTATGTGGTGTTGCTCGAAGACGTCGACGTGCAGATTAACCAGAACACCCATACCGGGCGCGGAAGTTCGTTCAAGCCGGGCGAGGTGCTGACCTTCCCTGATTTGCCCGGTACCACGTTTACCGTCGGGTCCGTCACGGTCGCGGGCGATAACTACGCGTATGCGAACTACTTCGACCTGCTGCACGATTTCCAGCTGGCACCGTTTGGCAAGATTGACGTCAATTGCGGCTACATGGCGGGCGTTATCGGCGGCAACCTGCACAGCTCCCGATTCTTTTATTACAACGTGTTCGACGGCCTGACCGATAAATGGAATGGCCTCACGGTCTCCCATTCCGGCAGCACCTTGTCGTTGTATGACCGCGTGGCCTCTGATGAAGCATTTTTAAACGTCACTAACGATTACCTGAACATCAACCGCCGCCTGTACATGGGCGTGCACAAAATCACGGGGTTTGAGACGGTGGTCGGACTGAAGCGAAACAGCGGCGCGGCGACGCCGGTACTGACCCTCCAGGATACCTCAACGGATAAATATGGCCCGGCAGGGTCAACCTACCACGTGGAGTTTCAGAGTACGTTTAGCGAGACCGGCGGCAGCTTCGACGTGATGATTATCGGCACACAGGTTTACGTGAAAAACCGTAAATGGTACGGCGTGGCGCTGTGGGAATGGTGGGAGCAACTCAGCGCAGACGGTAATTCTGTCGTCGGTGCCGAGCTGCGCATGCGTCAGGAAACGCAGGACATGATTTATTTCACGTTGACCGTGACGAGGATTGGCTGATGGCGATTGAACCCAGAAAACTTTTCAGCTCTTACGAATATCTTGAGCCCACTAACGGCACTGAATTTGCCCTTGAAACGGTGGACGGCAAACAGTTCAAGGTCGCCAACGTCATGGCGCGCGCATTGAACAAGGGCACCACGAAGGAAGTACAGGCTGTGCTTGAAATCGGTCAGCGCATGGTCGAAGTGGCGACCGAGACGGCGCTGGGCTCGGTGGTTCAGGTCGTCAATATCGATGACCTTGAGCTTAACCAGCAGGATGACGGGAGCGTGAGCGCCGAACAGGCCAGCCGAAACCAGGCCGAAGCCATCAAGCGCAATAACGTCGCCCTGAATGCGCTGCTCAAAGAGTGGCACATCCTGGTTAACTACCTCCTGAACAATCGCCAGCTGGTGCGCGCACCGGTTTCCACGAACACCACGGCAAACGACAACGCATCATAAGGGGCCATCATGGCAATCACGGGAAAATACAGTTTCAACGCCTACCTGCTGGATGAGGCCTATGCCGTCATTGGCCGCATGAATATCAGCGAGTCGTCAGCGGTCGTTTACTTCAACGTTTACGCCTCGCTGTCGGCGTACACGATGGGAAACCCGCCGGTGTCTACGGTACCGCTGCCGATGCGTTACGCCTCGGGCGACATTCCCATTGAAGCGTTTGAGGCACAGGCGCTCAACACGCCGATATTTGACGGTTTTGAAAAGGTCGCCACGGAGGCGATTACGCGCAGCGAAGCGAGTACGCAAAGCCTGGGTGCTTCGATACTCCCCCAGAAAACCGATGAAAAGACGGCGTGATTTTATTATCCCTCTGCCCTGCGGCCCCCTGTCAACATGCCAGGGCGCGCGTTGCTGAATGTTGAAGACGACTGACTGAATGTAAGAAGGTGAGTATGAGTGACAAGCGATTTAATTCCGTGCTGACGGCGGCGGGTGAGGCAACGCTCTCGCAAGCCATGGTGAGTGGCTCACCGGCGGGATTGACTTTTATGGCCGTGGGGGATGGTGGCGGCACCGTGCCGGTATTCGGTTCAACGTCGACCGGTATAAAACGCGAAGTGTATCGCGCCTACCTCAACAGCCTTACCCTCGCCGACGGTAATAAAAACATCGTCCAGGCCGAGATGATTATTCCTCCGCAGGTCGGCGGATTCACTATCCGGGAAGCGGCGATTTTTGATGCAAACGGCGTGTGTCAGGCGGTGGCCAGCGTGCCGGAGACCTATAAACCCTTGCTGGCCGAGGGGGCCGGACGGCACCAGGTGATTAGAATTTGGCTGGCGGTCAGCAACGCGGCCAGCGTGCAACTCACCGCCGACCCGTCTGTGATTGTGGCGACGGCAACACAGTTAAAGAAAACGCAGGACACGGCGAAAGACTACACGGACGCGGTGGCGGATACCGTCTCTACCCAATTAACCCGTGCGATAAAAAAGGCGCAGGATACGGCGCACGACTACACCGACACCGTCTCTGAAAGCTTGAAAGCGGCCATTAGCGACGCAGTAAAAACCGCAAGCCGTGCCGTTTGGGAAGACGATAACCCGGTAGGGACTGTGCGATTCTTTCAGCAGAAAATTGACCCGAACGCGAAATGGCCCTGGTCTACCTGGGTTTACCTGGGTGAAAACAAAACGATCCGCCTGGGAAAACAGGACGGCAGCGACGTGTTTACCACGGGCGGCGCGGACAGTGTCACGCTCACAAGGGGAAATCTGCCGAACGTGCAGGTTGACGTCTCGGGTACGGCGGCGGCTACTGACCTGGGAACAAAACAAACCACCCTCGCCGGTAAGCATGGTCACGCCGGTAAATTTACAGAGAGCAATACCGCCCTTGACGGCGGAAGCTCAGATCGTCGCAGCTGGTCGTCAAAAGCCAGCCCAAACAACGAAGACCTGATCCAGGCCGCGGACGATCACCAGCACGACGTGGTGCTAGGTCCGCACGGGCATGACGTAAGCGGAAAGACAGCGGCGTTAGGTTCCGGCAGCAGCATTAACATCACCAACAGCTATATTAAGTTGATGGGCTGGTATCGCACCGCCTGACCCCGCTATATATCTTTCGTTGTGCCACTGCTGGAACATCCCGAATAAGGTGCCTCACATGAGGGGGCGCGGCATCCTAACCGCACCCCTCATGATGGAGCAATACAGATGCCTGATTTTCATCACGGTGTGCGAGTTGTAGAAATTAACGACGGCACGCGCACTATCTCGACCGTTTCAACGGCAGTCATCGGCATGGTGTGTACCGCCGAAGATGCCGACGCCGCGACCTTCCCCCTAAACACGCCCGTTTTAATCACTAATGTGCTGAGTGCAACTGCAAAAGCAGGCACCAAAGGCACGCTATCGGCGGCGTTAAAGGCGATTTCCGAGCAGGCCAAGCCGGTGACCGTTGTCGTGCGCGTTGCTGAAGGGACAACCGATGCAGAAACCACCTCCAATATTATCGGCGCTATAGACGAAAACGGCCGTTACACCGGCATGAAAGCGCTTCTGAGCGCCCAGGCTGAACTCGGCGTTAAACCACGTATTCTTGGTGTGCCTGGTCTGGATAATCAGGAGGTGGCAACAGCATTAGCCTCTCTCTGTCAGCAGCTGCGCGCCTTTGGCTATATTTTTGCATGGGGGTGTAAAACCGTCGCCGAGGCAAAGGCCTACCGCGAAAATTTCAGCCAGCGCGAATTAATGCTGATTTGGCCGAACTTTATTAGCTGGAACACCACGGCCAACAAATCCGAAACGGCCTACGCCGTATCGCGTGCGCTGGGGCTGCGCGCCAAAATCGACCAGGACACCGGTTGGCATAAAACGCTGTCAAACGTCGGCGTGAACGGCGTTACCGGTCTGTCGGCCAGCGTATTCTGGGATTTGCAGACCGTCGGCACTGATGCCGATTTGTTGAACGAAGCTTGCGTGACAACGCTTATTCGTAAAGACGGCTTCCGCTTCTGGGGCAACCGTACTTGTTCAGATGATCCCCTTTTCCAGTTTGAGAACTATACGCGCACCGCGCAGATTATTGCCGACACGATGGCCGAGGCGCACATGTGGGCGAGCGATAAGCCTATGACGCCAACCTTGGTTAAGGAGTTAATTGACGGTATCAAGGCCAAGTTCCGCGAGCTGGTAAACGCCGGTTACCTGCTGGGTGCGGATGCCTGGTATGACGAAAGCGCTAACGATAAAGACACCCTCAAGGCGGGCAAGCTGTCGATTGATTACGATTATACGCCCGTTCCCCCACTCGAAGACCTCACACTGCGCCAGCGCATCACCGATTCATATCTGGTGAGCTTTGCCGCGTCGGTCACCAGCAATTAAGGAGCTGTAAACCATGGCTTTGCCAAAGAAATTAAAGCTAATGAACCTGTTTAACGACGCCAATAGCTATCAGGGCGTTGTGTCATCCATCACGTTGCCAAAGCTGACCCGCAAGCTTGAAAACTATCGCGGCGGCGGAATGAACGGCTCGGCACAGGTAGACCTTGGGCTGGATGATGACGCGCTCTCGGTCGAGTGGGCAATGGGGGGTATCGATGAGCGGGTGCTGTCTCAGTGGGGCAGCGCGAAAATTGCAGGCGTCCCGCTGCGTTTTGCTGGCTCTTACCAAAGTGACGACACCGGCGAAACCGTAGCGGTGGAGATCGCCATGCGGGGCCGCCACAAAGAAATCGATTTTGGTGATGCCAAACAGGGCGAAGACACCGAAACCAAGATATCCACGGTGTGCACCTATTACAAGCTCACGATGGGGGGCAAAGACCTGATTGAAGTGGACACCGTCAACCTGATTGAAAAGGTTAACGGTGTGGATGTGTTAGCCGAACACCGCAAAAACATCGGCCTGTAATGCTCAATGCCAGCGGGTCTCCGCTGGCCTTACTCCCTTATTAAAGAGAAATAAATCATGGAAAAGAAAGACAACATCGTGACGTTAGAAACCCCCATCAAGCGCGGCGAAACTGAAATTAGCCAGGTTGAAATTATCAAACCTAACGCCGGAGCGCTGCGCGGCGTCGGGCTGGCCGCCGTGGCAAATGCCGACGTTGACGCGCTGCTGGTTGTCCTGCCGCGCATTACGCTGCCGAACCTGACCAGGGATGAGGTGAGCAGGCTCGATTTGTCCGACCTTGTGGCACTGGCGGGCGGGGTGATTGGTTTTTTGTCGCCGAAGTCGGAGCAATAGACTGGCCTTGCGGCCTGATGGTCGATGACCTGATGGCCGACATTGCGATTCTTTTCCACTGGGCACCCTCCGAAATGTTTGAAATGACGCTGTCTGAGCTGTTGTCCTGGCGTCATAAGGCTCTTTTACGAAGCGGGAACACTGATGAGTAACAGCTTAAAGTTACAGGTATTGCTCAAAGCCGTAGACCAGGCGAGCCGCCCATTCAAAGCCATTCAATCCGCCACTAAAGCCCTCTCCGGCGATATACGCGGCACGCAGGAAAATCTTAAGGCGTTAAATGCGCAGGCCGCTAAAATCGACGGTTTTCGCAAAACCAGCGCCCAGCTCGCCGTTACCAGTCAGGCACTAAAAAAGGCCAAAGAGGACACGGCCGCGCTGGCGATGGAGGTCAAAAACGCAGAGAACCCGACAAAAGACCAGGTGCGTTTACTGGAATCCTCCAAGCGTGCCGCGTCCGAGCTGCAAATCAAATACAACGGCCTGCGCCTGTCGGTACAGCAGCAGCGAGAAGCCTTGAACGCCTCCGGCATTTCGACCAAAAAGCTAAGCACCGAGCAACAACGCCTCAAGGCCAGTGCTGACACGGCAACCAATAGCCTCATTCAACAGAAACAGCAGCTTGAACAGCTTAGCCAAAAACAGGCGCAGTTAAATCGGGTCAGTCAGCGTTACAAGGCAGGCCAGGAATTTTCCGGTAAAGTGCGCGGCGCGGGCGCAGCAGGTATCGGCATGGCAACGGTCGGCGCAATGGCGGAAATTGCAATACTGAAGCCCGGCTACGATTTCGCGCAGAAGAACTCGACGTTACAGGCCACGCTCGGGTTAGAAAAACAGTCGCCAGAAATGAAAGCGCTGCGCACCCAGGCGCGCCAGATTGGTGATAACACGGCGGCCTCAGCGGGTGATGCAGCGGCGGCGCAAAATATCATTGCTAAGGGGGGCGGCGATGTTAAGGCCATCATGGCCGCGACGCCGGTCACGCTGAATATGTCCCTGGCAAATACGCGCTCAATGGAAGAAAACGCGGGCCTCTTGATGAGCAGTAAAAATGCCTTTGGCCTAGCGAACGAACAGGTTGCGCACCTGGGCGATGTGATTTCCTCCACGCTGAATAAGACAGCCACTGATTTTGAAGGCCTGAGCGACGCAATGACGTACATTGCACCAGGGGCGAAAAACGCCGGTGTGAGTGTTGAGCAGACGGCGGCAATGGTCGGATCGCTGGCCGATAAAGGCATAACGGGCAGTATGGCCGGGACTGGCACAAGCGCTTTACTTACGCGGCTGCAGGGCCCTACGGGGCAGGCATTTACGGCACTTAAAGAGCTTGGGGTGAAAACGTCCGACAGCAAGGGCAACATGCGGCCCGTGTTTACCATTCTGAAAGAAATGCAGAGGTCGTTTACCAAAAACAGGCTCGGCACAGCGCAGCAGGCGGAATATCTCAAAACCATTTTCGGCGAGGAGGCCATGAAATCGGCGGCTATTTTGCTGGATGACGCCGTAAGCGGCAAATTAGATCGCCTGACTAACACTTTCCAGCACTCAGACGGCAGCACGGAGAAGCTGGTCAAGGTGCAGCAAGACAACCTCGGCGGCGACTTTAAAGAATTTCAGTCTGCCTATGAGGCTATCGGTACTGACCTTTTCGACCAGCAAGACAGCAGCCTGCGAAAGTTAACGAAAGATGTCACGGAGTTGCTGCTTAAATTTGATGGCTGGATACAGAAAAACCCCGTTTTAGCTGGCGGTATCTCCAAGGCGGCAACAGCGGGGCTAATTTTGGTTGGTGCAATGGGGGCGATTGGACTTGCGTCATGGCCGCTTATTGCAGGGTTTAACGTCTTGATTGCGGGTGCTGGTATGTTTGGCACCGCGTTAAGTATTGCGGGTGGCACCATTGCCACGGTGTTTGGCGCGATCTCCTTCCCTGTTGTGGCAGCCGTAGCGCTAATAACGGGGGCAGTGCTGCTTATTCGCAAATACTGGGAGCCTATCAGTGCGTTTTTTGGCGGCGTGATGGATGGCATTAGGGCGTCATTTTCCCCGGTAGTGGCGGCGATGTCCCCGTTTGCTGACCAATTCGAATGGCTTGCCGATAAGGTCAAGGCCGTATGGGGTTGGTTTAAAGAGCTAATTTCTCCGGTGCAATCTACCAAAGAGGCGCTTGATAGTTGTCGAGACTCGGGAAAATTCTTCGGCGAGATACTGGGTTTTGTCCTGCGTGCGCCGCTTGATACGTTGAACCAGTTACGTGAAGGCATTGATTGGGTACTGGATAAACTCGGCTTAATCGACAGTAAGTCTAGCGGGCTGGCCGATAAGATACCGAAGAACGGCGAGCCTGGGGGCGCAGCATGGGGCGGCGGTGCTTACCCCATGTTGCCAGGCGAACAGATGCCGTTTGCGTTTGGCGGTGGTGTAACCTATTCGCCGGTGACGGCAGGTGCGGGCGGTAGCTATGTCGATAGAAGCCAGACGAACAACCAGTATCACATTACGATCCCGCCAGGGATGAGCAAAGACGATGCACTGGCCCTGATGGCGCAGGACAGGCAGCGCCAGGATCGCGAACGTGCAGCACGCCAGCGCAGCCAGATGGGGAACGATTAATATGATGATGACGCTCGGCATGATGGTGTTTATGCGCCAGACGCTACCCTATCAGGGTTTACAGCATAACGTTGACTATCGCTGGCCGACCAATAGCCGCGTGGGTCAGCGTGCTACCGTGCAGTTTCTCGGGCCAGGTGATGAAAAAATTACGCTGTCCGGCGTGCTGCTGCCGGAGATCACCGGCGGTAAAATCTCCCTGGTGACGCTAAAAACGCTGGCCGACCTCGGGCGCACCTGGCCTCTGATTGGCGGTGATGGCACGATTTATGGCATGTACGTGGTGACAGATTTTAGCGAAAATCGCAGCGAGTTCTTCTCCGATGGCAGCGCCCGCCGCATTGAGTTTACGCTTAACCTGCTGCGGGTTGATGAGTCGCTGACGGCGATGTTTGGAGATTTGAAAAAGCAGGCTAATGACCTGCTGGGCCAAAGCGGCAATCTTTCATCAAGCCTGCAAACCGTTGTAGGCAGTCTGTCCTCTCAGGTAGGAGGATTATTTTCATGATAACCAATCTGAGTCTGCCCGCAGGGGCAGAAATAACCCCCGACTTTATGATTAACCTCGACCAGAAAGACATTACACAAAATATCCGGTCGCGGCTTATTTCCTTAAGCCTGACAGACAATCGCGGCTTTGAGGCTGACCAGTTAGACATTGAACTTGACGACGCAGACGGGCTGCTGGCAATGCCAGAACGCGGCGCAGTGCTGTCTATTTTCCTTGGCTGGAAAGGCTCGGCGCTGATTGGCAAGGGGAGTTTTACGGTCGATGAAGTGGAGCACCACGGCGCGCCGGATACGCTGACTATTCGCGCCCGCAGCGCAGATTTCAGGGGTAGCTTGAATTCACGCCGTGCGGTGTCCTATCACGATACCACCCTGGGCGATGTGGTTAAGCAAGTGGCCGAGCGCAACAATCTCACCGCCATGCTGGCCGACGGTTTGGCCGATATTGCGATCCCACATCTCGACCAGACGCAGGAGACAGACGCGAAATTTATCACGCGCCTCGCCACGCTCAACGGCGCGGTAGCCGCCGTCAAGCAGGGGAAACTTTTGTTTATCAAGCCAGGGAGCGGCAAGACGGCCAGCGGTAAAGCTATCCCGCAGATGACCATTACCCGCAAAGACGGCGACCGGCACAGTTTCAGTATTGCTGACCGAGGCGCATACACCGGCGTAACGGCAAGCTGGCTGCACACCAAAGACCCTGCTCCTAAAAAGGTGAAGCTGCAGCGTAAGAAAAAAGAGCAGCACCTGCGCGCCTTGCAGCATCCCAGCGCCAAAGCCACCGTGAAGAAAGTCACGAAAACGCCGGAGGAAAAAGAGGGCGAGTATATGGCCGGTACCGAGGATAACGTCTTTGCCTTGACTACGGTCTATGCGACAAAGGCAGCTGCGATGCGCGCCGCCGCGTCAAAGTGGAGCAAGTTACAACGCGGCGTTGCCGAGTTCTCGCTAACTCTGGCGATGGGGCGTGCCGATATCTATCCCGAAACACCTGTGGCGGTAAGTGGGTTTAAAGCGGTGATAGATGCGCAGCCGTGGATCATTAGCAAGGTTCAACATAGCTTGAGCAATAGCGGCTTTATCACTACGCTGAATTTAGAGGTATTGTTGTCAGATGTGAGTTATGAAGAGGCAGAATTAGATTGAGTTTGTTTTTGCAAGTTTATTCTTGCATAATCAAACAAAGGCTCATTTAATTCTCAAAATTCAAGCTACAGGCGGGTAAAAAGATGATGAACTGTCCTATGTGCCAATATGCTGCACATGCCAGATCCAGCCGTTATCTCAGCACAGAAACCAAAGAGCGCTATCACCAGTGCACAAATATTAACTGTGGCTGCACGTTCAAATCTCTTGAGTCCATTACCGATATCATCGTAAAGCCAGCGCTAATTAACCCTGTCCCGCCGCACCCTGGCCGAGGCAATCAGGGCAATCTCTGGATCTAGTCCCCTGCCCCGCTGATGCGGGGTTTGTTTTATCTGCTAGGTATTGGCATCCAACTAATCGCCAGTTTGCATTTTACTTGGCTAACTATTCACAAATCGGCTAATCATATCCACAAAAGGCTAAAAGGCTGCTATGAGCGAGCTAACAAGTTGATAGTTTAGAATATTTGTCAAGTTTCCCGTCAAAGCGATCAAATGATTTATGTAAAAATCATCAAATTACATGCCCTCCGCAACCAGGTGTATAAAATCCTTAAAACAAACATTGAATACTGTTTTTATATACAGTATTTTGCGTCTTTTGATTTCAAAAGCGCAGAATGATTATGGGCCCTAAAAAGCTTGCGGACGGAAAATGGCAGTGTGATTTCTACCTCAATGGCCGTGGTTCTAAGCGGGTTCGTAAAACCTTTATAACCCGTGGGGAAGCCATCAATTACGAAAAATTTATGATGGCTGAAATTGAGTCTAAACCCTGGCTGGGCGAAAAAGACGACCAACGCCACCTCAGTGAGCTAATCGACCTCTGGTATAAACTGCACGGCTGTTCACTCAATGACAAAAAAGGCCGCCTAGGCAAACTGCATATCATTTGTCGAGGTCTAGGCGATCCTGTTGCCAATACCTTGACGGCAAAAGATTGGGCGCACTATCGCGATCGCCGACTGCGTGGCGCGATTGAAAATGGCTATAAGACCAGCACAAAGTCCCTCAAAGTCTCGATTGCGACCGTAAACTGTGAACATGCTTTTATACGTGCAGTGTTTAATGAGTTAGTCCGGCTTGGGGAGATCAGCTACCCTAATCCGCTAAAAAACGTCCGTGAGTTCGATGTGCCAGAAAAAGAGATGGCCTGGCTGACCGATGAACAGTTAACCCGCCTGATGCGCGCCTGTCGCGGCCACGCAAACCCCGACCTCACTTTAATCGTTAAGATATGCCTGAGCACCGGTTCACGCTGGAATGAAGCAGCCAAGCTTAAAGCCTCGCAGCTTTCGCCAGGGAAAATAACCTTTATCAAAACCAAAGGTAAGAAAAACCGCACAGTACCCATTAGCCAGGCACTCTACGATGAGTTGATAGCTCGTGAAGGCAAACCCTTTGATGAATGCTACCGGCAATTTTACCGCGTGCTAAAGATTGCAAAAATACAATTACCAGAGGGTCAGATGAGCCATGTATTACGGCACACCTTCGCCAGTCATTTTATGATGTCAGGGGGAAATATAATTGTATTGCAGCGTATTCTCGGGCACTCAGATATTCGCGTAACAATGCGTTATGCACATTTCGCCCCAGACCATTTAGAGGACGCAATTAATTTTAATCCATTGCAAAGGCTGAATTCGCTGACTACAAATTGACTACGAGGGGTCTACACAGGGGGTACAGGGTAGAACAGGACTACTCATAAGTGACTGATTTTAATGTAAGTGGCTGTTTTAAAAACCCCACAAAAAAAAGACCGAATACGATTCCTATATTCGGTCTAGGGAAATGGCTCTTGGGAGAGAGCCGTGCGCTAAAAGTTGGCATTGATGCAGGCGGTTAAGCCATACAACTTAAAGAGTAGTCGAGCTTAAATGCTTTTCCAGCGAGTTTGGCGACCTGTGATAATTACTTAACGAAATGAGTTACGTTTTGTGACAACATTCGCAAAACCACCCATTAACTGTGTGGAATTCAAGCGAGAAGGGGGTTTTTAGACAGGGGGATATTAAAGAGGCCGACGTGGATCAGCCTCAGGAAGCTCAACTTAACACAGGGTTCCAGCGCGCTCGATAAACGGGGCAAGACTCATCTTGTGGCCGGGATTTTTGGGGTCATCCAGCTGAATAATGCTCAGCGGCTGTGCACTCACCTTCCCTTCTTTCACCCACTGCTCTGCTACATCATTCAGCGGATACTGCGCCAGCGTGCTGTCATTAATCACGAACAGGGCTTTGCCCGGTCGGCATTGCAGCATCACTTCTTCACGGGTGAACGCCCATGCCTTGCCATATTCCAGACGGCTCACGGTAACAACTTGCGGCGCTGCGAAACAGCTGGCAGACAGGGTGAGCAACAGCCCCCCAAGTAGCGTTTTTTTCAT